CCGTTTCGGCTCAACACTTCCGCGAGCCGAACGAACTCCGCATCCAGGGTCGTGTCGTCGTCGAGGAAGCACACCCAACCGTCGCTGATCTGGTCGAGCATGTCGTTCTTCAGCCGCTGCCCTCCTACGTGACAATGATCGGGGTCAAGGCGGAGGTGCCAACAAACCTCCCAAGGGCCGTAGCAGGGCTGTGAGAGGCTCTCAGCGAGTGCTGGGAGGTTCTCCGGCCTCGTGCACGCGGTCAGGACGTGGAGTCTCATGCGGCGTGGATCCAGCAGTATTCGTCGCCCCCGGGGACGGGGTTCGGGATGATCGTTGTCTCATACCCGCTGAGCAGCTCGAGCGCCTCCCGCTTTGCTTCAAGGCTGTGGATCTCAACCACCAACGCCGGATGGGCCGTTTCGAGCAGCCGGCGGGCACCGCGCAGGACGGCGACCTCGCCTCCCTCCACGTCCACCTTGACGAAATCGACGTCGTAGTAGATGTCGTCCAACCTCCATAGCGGCACCGTCTCCGTTCCGACCTGGGCGCCGTAACCGACGTCGGGACGCTCAACGGTCGTTGCGTGCCCGGTGTTGTTGTACAGCCGCAGCTCCGCGACGCCTTTGCGGTCGCCGATCGCGGTATTGAACACGAACACGTTGTCAGGGGCGGTCGTGATACCAGCCTGAGGTTCGTAAGCGTGAACTTGATCGAACCGACCGGCCAGCTCCCGGCTCCAGTAGCCGTCGTTCGCACCGATATCCAGTGCGAGCCTGCCGCCATCAGGAATGAACCCGAACAGCAGGTCGGTTTCCATCTCCTCGAACACGGTCGTCATCTAGTAGCCGCCGAAGCCTTTCGCCGTCCACGTCTCCGCGTAGTACGAGTCCGTCTGCGGGTCGCCGTTGCCGTGATGGACGATGCACGGCGCCTTCACACGCCCCCACTCGTACCCCGCCGCCACAACATCCTTCGTGTAGTAGTAGTCCTCCGTCGCCTGACCTGGAGCCCAGCTGTCCTCCCGCCACCTGACCTTCCGGAACACCGGGGGTCGAACGACACAGTTCCCGCCGACGTTCGGGTGGGCGCCCTCCTCCGCGAGCGTCCGCAACCCGAGCTGGCCGAGATTCGGGTTCTCCTCGAACCGGGTGCATACCTCGTTACACCAGCCGGGGAGATACTCGACGTCGTTATCGGAACGGTGAAGGTAGACGGGAGCGTGCGCCACGAGAGCGTCCCAGCCGACGTTGGTCGCGCAGCCGGGGTAAAGATTCGAGTCCATAGCGGCCACGGCCACGTTCAGGTCGTCCGCAACCTCGAGCGCCTCCTCGCAGCCACCGTTGTCGACGACCACCAGCCGGTACGGGTATGTCACCGTTTCCAGGTAGGAGACGAGCGTCTGCCGGAGCAACTCCGGCCGCTTGTACGAGACAACGACGGTGCCGATCACTTGTACACGATCCCGATCCCGCCCCACGGCGTGTCCGGCCCGAGCCCCCATGCCGCCTCGCCCGGCTCATGCTCACCGACTAGCTCGGCGGTCTTGTGCCCCTGCCTGATCTCCCACCACAGCCGCGGAACCCCCTCGCCCTCCATGTTGATGTCGTGGAAGCAAACGACGCCACCCGCGTCAACGAGCGGCCCGTAGTTCTCCCAATCGTCCTTGACCGCCTCGTAGGAGTGGTCGGCGTCGATGAACGCCCACTGGTAAGGGCCATACTCAGCGGCCCGCTCGACGGTGTGAGGATCACGACTGTCGCCCTGGATGACGTGAAGGAAAACATGGGGAGGCACCCATCCTTGGTAGAGGTGGCGGTTATCTACGCCGGGAACTGTGTACGAGTCGACACTGACGACGGTGGCACCACGGGGCGCATGCCGCAACCAGTGGTAGAGGGTGCCGCCGTGGTAGGTGCCGACCTCGAGCGTGCGCTTGGGCTTCCGATCGCGATAGAGAGCGATAAGCTCGGCGAGTTCGGACTGGTTCTGGAGAACGGGTACCGGCGTGTCGAGCGTCACACCGCCACCCGCTTCTTCTTCTGCGCCCGTCGCTGCGCCCGGTTCGGCGTCAACGGCGGAATCTCCCGCGGCGTCTCGATCTTCTCCAGCGCCGGCACCCAGTATTCGGCTGTGACCTTGTCCGCGTCGTACCCGACGGCGAACCTGGCAGCGGCCTTCCGGAGCTCCTGGTCGTCCCGCCGTTCGTAGGCGTCCTCGAGCGCCGCAACGATCGCATCAATCGAAGGAACGATCCCGAACGACTTGGCGGCAGCGTTCCACCACGGATCACCGTTTACCAGCCAACCAGCCTGGGTCAGTTCGGTCATCGCGGAATGGTTCGACGCGATCACCGGCACCCCACACGCCTGCGCCTCAAGGATCGGGATCCCGAACCCCTCACCCATCGACGGGTTCAACAGCACGTCGAACGCCTGGTAGATCACCGCGACGATGTCCCGGCTGACGCCGAGATGCCACGCCTTATCAGGCGGGAACCGCAGTCGGCCCTCCGGCACGTCGATCACCGACGCGAGCGCATCCAGGTCGATGCCGCCGAACGCCTCCATCTTCGGCTGGGTATGCACATACATCCAAGCGTCGTCATGGGCCCGGGCGAACCGGGAGAACGCCTGGAACGCCTGCGGGAACCCCTTACGCGCCGGGTTCGCCTTGTTCGCGGCAACCATCCCGACCAAGAACGCGTCCGGCGGGATCTGGAGGATCTCCCGCGCCTGCGCCTTGATCTCCGGGCGCGGGCAGAACAGCCGAGTGTTGATCCCGTGCGGAACGTACGCCGGCTCGAGCCCCGCCTCCCGCATCAGCTGCTCACCGTTCCGGCTCATCGCGATCGGCCGGATCCGCTCGTTGCTCAGCACCGCGAGCACCGCCGGAGGCGGCGGGAAATGGTCAATCGGGGCCCACACCGCAACCGGCGGGCCCGGCGCCCACTCGGTCGGGCGCAACACCCACGCGTCACAGAGCGCGATGACGAGGTCTGCCTGGTGGTGTTCTGCGTACGCCATCAGCGACTCGTTCCCCCACAGCCCGTCAGCCGGGTAATGGACGATCCCGTCCCGAACCTCCTGCGCCCCCTGCAATCCCCAGTTGCACGCGACCGCGAACTCATGGCCGAGCTTCTGGAGCCGGGGGATGAACAGGTTGGCTTGCTCCCCGTACCCCGACGGAACAGCAGGCGGGTTACCGAGCCAAAGGATCCTCACAAGATCACCCTCGTCCGCCACACGCAACCGAGCAGCGCCTGGCTGTTCGGCCCCGGGTCAACGTAGGCGCCGAAGTTAGACGGCGACTCCGCCGCCGCATCCTGAACGGTTCCGCCCAGCGTCCGGTCGGAAGAGATCGCCGCCGCCACAGACGTCGTCGCGGCAGGATCCATCATCGATAGCAACAAGTCCTGGCCTCCCTCATGTTCGGCCGTGGATACACGAGCACGGACGTCGAAGAACACCTCGACCTGGCGGCCCCCGAACGCCAACTGCTCCTGAAACGGGTCAGACGGGTAGATGTCGATCGCCGGAGGGGTCGGGTTGAACGTCAGCCGCCCCGTCACCTGAAGCAGATCAACAGCCGGGTCGAGTTCAGACTGGAGCTGCTCCGCGAGCGCGTCCATCACCTCGGCGATCGTCGGATCAGGCAATGCCCCATGTTTCCTTCAACGGCGCCAACTTATGCGCATGACGATCCCAGGAGTCACGGGACACAAACGCAGGCCCAGACTCGAACCCGAGGCCGAGCACCCCGAACGGAGACTGCATCTGCTGCCAATGCTCCACCGCCCGCTCCAGGTTCACCTCGACGACGAGCGCCGGCGGCGGCGAGAACGGCAAGATACGCCCAAGTTCCATGTCGATCTCGTACGCGGCCGTCTCGAGCACCCGTTGCAGCGCGTCACTACGGTCAGAAACCCGTATCCGCAGCAGCGCCGCCAGTTCCTCCACCGACGCATACGGGGTGCGACTCGCGACATTCTGGACGGGGAACGTCGGCCCGAGGATGTCCCCGGTCGCGTCCGCGAAGATCAGCTGGTACCACAGCCCGACGTCGGTGCCGTTCTCGGTTGTGAACGACCGCAGCGCGGGCTCGGCCGGGTTCGCATCCACCGGGGTCAACGGCAGCGTGTCGATCAGAACGTACGGGCCGAGCAGCGCGGGGGCCTCCTCGATCCGTACCTCCGTCCACGGGATGCTGTCGTACCGCGGCGTCGGCCGGTAGTTCTCGAATGAGACGACGACGCTCATGTGGACGTTTTCATGTGATGGGGGGTGTTGGCGGGGCGCAGGAGGGGCTACGCCCCGCC